TCTGTAACAGTTAATAGTGATGTGTATAGAGGTTGTGTACAATTAGGAGATGTTGCTTATTTGGGTCAAGATGAAAATGCTAGACCTATATTAGTTTCAAATTTCAGGTTTTATGTAGAACCTGCGGCGGTTACGGGCGGTCACAGAGTTGCAATTTCTTAAAGGATGATGAATCATGGGCGCTAAGGTTATTTCTATTTCTGCTGATGATACTACGTATTATACTTTACCTGGTTCTACAGGTGATATGCAAAATCAAGCGGATAATTTAGAAGACACAGTTTTTGGATCGTCTTATAAGTCTATTCAACCTGGTGTTATCAACTGGCAAGTCACTGCAAACGCCTTCTATAAGGGTTATCCTGGTTATGTTTGCAGCGTTAAGAAGCCGAGTACTTCGACAACGATGACCGCTGAAGCATGTACTCTTGTTTCTGGTAAAACTTATCAGATAACTACTGCAGGTCACAGAATCACTGATAGATCGGAATCATTGATTGTATATGATAATGGAGTTGATCATACCGCAGATGTTTTATCGTATGATTATCTCTATGGTAAAGTAACTTTTAAGTCTGCTTATACTGTTACTGGTCCTGTTACTGTTACTGGTAAATATATCCCAACTGTTTCTCTTGGGAAATACACTAACTTTACTTTAACACAATCCGTTTCACCTATTAAGGCAAATGATCTTCCGACTTTAGCTGCTAATGGTGGTCTTGCAATTTTTCAAACAGGCGGTTTAAGAGAGGTTGCATTACAATTACCAGCAATTTACGCTGCAACTGATGGTTGGAATACCAATTTAATTGCACGTGCAGAATATATTCTTGAGATTAATCCTGATGGCTTAGGAAGCTCTGGTAGCTTGGCTAGAGGCTTCTTCAAGTTGATGGAAGATAAGCGATCTGGAGCAGTTGGCGCCTTAGAAGAGGAAATGATTAATTTCCACTTGGTGGTACCATTATCTGTGTCGTCCCAATTACCAGTTGCTTCGCCTTTTGCATGGCAACATTCTGGAAGTACTCCTATTCCTACAGCAGTAAAGATTCTTCTTGATGCATTTGAACAAGAAACATTAGTCTATGTCAAATACCTCGGTGATGGAACTAATGGTTATAAGGGTCAAGCTGTTGTTGCTAATATGTCATTAACGGGTGGTGAAAATTCGATTAATACCTTTAGTGTAACTTTACAAGGTAGCGGTGCATTAACAGCATTGCCGTGATAGTTGTTTTATTTGAACAAGAAATAAGCCGAGTAATCGGCTTTTTGTTCTATCTATATGATAGATTATTTACTTTTGATAGAAAGCCCTCAATCATGTCTACTATGCCCTCGTCTGCAATCCGTGATTCTCTTAGAGCTAAGATTTTCGGGATCAAAAGAGGATCTAAGATCATTGTTATTAGTGAAGAAGATGGTGTAAGATTCGAAGTAGAAGTTAGACAACCTCTTGCAGGAGATATGCTAGATCAAGTGGATTCAGGTTCTGCGAGAGAAAGAATGGCTCGCATGATGGTACAAACTGTATTTGTACCGGGAACAGATGAAAAGGTCTTCCAACCTGAAGATGCTGATGCTATAATGGATATGCCTGTTGGTGGTATCTATCAGAGCATTATTGACGCAATTACATCATTTGTTAGTGCTTCTAATCAGGTGACGTCAGCAAAAAACTCATCCGAAGTAACGCCCTCATAAGAATAATCTTAACGGTATGTCATGCTTTAGGTAAAACTGAAGCTGAAATTAGGACTATGCCGTTAGATGAATTATTTCGTCATTACGTTTTTGTAGATTACCTAGAGAAAAGAGAATCACGTGGCAGGCCGCAACGTTGAACTCGGAACAGTAGGTTTTAATCTATTTGCGAATGACGATTCGCTAGATGCTAGTCTAGCGAAGCTTCGTACTTTTGGTGATGCTGTTGTTAAAGCAAGTCATGCTAATGACGCAGCAGGGCAAAAAGCATATCAGAGCATGGTGCGCGTTGAGCGCATCATGTCTTCTGTCTTTGATAAAGTAAGTGCATTAACCGACAAGATGAAACAAGTCGGTGTTGATGATGCACAAGTACGTAAATTAACTCAAGATTACGGAGCATTACTAGATGCAGCAGTTAAAGCATCTAGAGCTTTAGATCCTCATGAAGGTGTAAGAGCACAAGTAGGTTTATCCGCAGCAGTACAACAAGCTACAAGATCCTTAAAAGAAGAAGCTGATGCTATTGCGTTGACAGAAGCTAAACAAGCTGCTTTAGTCGCAGCTTGGGAGCGAATGGCTAATCTGCAATCGCGTTTCCGCGTTGCAGGTGCTGGTGAAGCTAATTTAGCACAATTTCAGAATGCATATAATAATCTTGCTCATGCAGTTGAAACTGACGTTAAAGGTGTAAATGATTTACGAGCAGCTCAACGTCAATATAATCAAGAATTAGGAGAATCTACAAGACAATTAAGAGAACAATTAGCTACACAAAACGAACAAGAACGTCTTGTAACAAGACTTTTATCGGCTCAAAGAAATGTTGCATATTTAAATGCTAGAGTACTTCGTAGTGGATTACCCTCTTCTACGATAGATCAAAACAATGCAGCTTTACAAAATTTTGCAGGAGCTTTACAAGGAGGCACTCAAGAACAAATAGCAGCAGCGCAAAGAAAACTAAATGATGCGCTATTAGCTACACGTATAGCTATGGCAGGAGCACAGAAACCTGCTAGTGCACTTTCATTGATAATGCATGATCTATCTAAGGCGTCTGTCTTAGCATTAGGTCCATTATCTGGAGTCGGAGCTCGTATAGCAATTATGACGAGCTTGTTGGACTCAAATACAGTTTCAATGGCACTATTTGTTGGTGGTGCTGTTGCAATGACTGTTGGTCTTTATAAGATCAGTGAAGCTGCCATTAAAGCAGCTTCGGACCAACAAAAATTTGACGCCTTATTATTATCGTCAACGGGTTCAGCTACATTAGTGGCTGATGAATATAAATATGTTTTAGACGTTTCTAATAAATTAGGTTCAAATGTAAGAGGATTAGTACAACCATATACAGAGTTTACTGCTGCTGCTCGTATGGCAGGATTTACTCTGGAAGATGAAAGGAAAATATTTGAAGCAGTGATTACAACGGGTGCTGCTTTACGTTGGGATCATGAACAAACAGGACGAGCGTTTCTTGCTATCACACAGATGATTAGCAAGACAACTGTTATGTCTGAAGAGTACAAGAAACAATTAGGTCAGTTAATACCTAATATCTTTGGATTAGGAGCCGCTGCTGAAAATACATCAACTCGTGGCTTAATGAAGATGATGCAATCTTCACAGCTGTTGGCTAATGAGCATTTACCTAAATTAGCACAAAAGTTGATGGAAGCTTTTTCGCCAGCCGCTGATGCTGGTGCAAAAACTTTGACTGCAGATATTGAAAGGATGCATAATCAGTCATTTGAGTTAGCTAAGAGCTTTGATCAAGCTACTCAAATGTCTAAATTATTCCAATCAGGTATTCAAACTATTACATCTGTAATGGGATTTTTACAGAATAATATCGGTAACGTTGTTGCGGGATTTGGAGCATTATTAGGAGCGGCTGCAGGTTATGGTGTAGCTAGATTGTTAATGTCGCTTCCTTCATTAATAGTTGCAGTAGGAGGAGCATTATCTACATTAATAGGATTTATTAATGGAACTACTACTGCAGTTGTTGCATTACAGTCGACGACTATTATTGGATTTCTTGTTACCTTAACTACAACTGTTATTGGAGCTGGTTTAGCTTTCAAATTTCTTAAGGATAAACAAGCTGAATTAGCTGATATTAAAACGAATGAATGGGCTACTCAGATGGATCAGTGGATCCAGACGCAAGAAAAATTAGGACAAACGCAATATCAAACTTGGAGTCGTAATAAACAGCAAACTAATGATCGTTTACTTGCTTTACAATCAGAGATTGCAAAGGAGCAAGAATTATTAAGAGTTTATAGGGAAAAACTTACTGCAGGTATAGCAGGTAATTACAAATCCATCGGGTTAAAAGTTACAGATGAAAGGATTACGTCTACAGTTGATAAAGATCCTGATGTTCTCAGAATGCAGGCAAAAATAAATAAGTTACAAGAACAATGGGTTACAGCTGCTGTTCTATATGAGCGTTTAACTAAAATGACTGTAGCTCCTGATCCTAAAAATGAACCTCCGGAAAATAAAGCTTGGGAAGCCTGGGTTAAACGTGTTGATAAAGCTATTATTGCAACGCAAGGTGCTAAGAGAGAATTTCAAGCTTTCCAAAAAACGGGTGAATCTGGACTTGAGATAGAAAAAGCTTTAATGCGTGCAGAAGAACTTCTTCGTGATATGCCTAAGCAAGCGGGTAATATCGGAGAAGTAGCAGCTGCCTTACAAAAAGCAGGATTTTCTGGTAAAACATTAGTAGATCAATTAACTGCTATGTTTTTAGCAGAAGAGCGTGCTAAACAAGGTATAGTTGATTGGAGGGAAGAACTTAAGAAACAAGAAACTGCTGGAAAAGAAATATTAAAGATATGGGAAGATCTTTCCATACGTGAAAGAGCAGCGAGAGGAGAGTCTGATGCGCTTTCAGCTTCACATGAAGCCGCATCTAGAACTATGCTTACTAATATGAATAAACTGAAGGAGGCAATGCAGTTTTTAGGTAGTGATCAAAAAGAAATAAACGCTGCTATGGATTCTTACTACAACAAGTGGAAACAAATAACAGCTTCTGAAGATGAAACTAAGAATATTGAAAAGATCAAATCTGAATTGGAGAAAATGGGGGTAACAATAGGAGACACAGCAGAAAAGATCCAGGAAAAAGCTAACAAAATGATTGGGGTATTATACCAAGGAGTATTACTTGGTGTAATAACGATGGAGCAAGCTGCTGATCAAGAAGTAAGAATTCAGCAAGATGCTTATCGTAAAATGATAAAGGGCGGAGACGAATTCTATAAAGCATTACAATCCATGTTTGGAAGTTTAGAAACTTCTTTAACCAACTTATTTACAGGTAAAGGAGCTAAAGGATCGTTTGCTAAGCTACTTGATGATTTAACAGCACAAGTAGTTGGCTTTTTAGCCAAGATGTTGATTATAAAACCTGTAATGGAAGCTTTATTTGGTAGCGAATATACCGGTAAAGCTTCTAGTGGATCAGGTATGCTTACGCCATTTATTAATTCCTTCCAGAAGATGGTATCTGGTTGGATGACAACTGGTCCTGCTAATATTCCAGGAAGTAATTCCTCCTCTGGTTTTCTAAGTAGTATTGCAAGTTTATTACCTTTTGGTAATTTTGGCTCAGCTGCATCATCAAGTGCAGCTATAAATAATCCATCTGCATATGTAGCTACAAGTAGCTCTGCAGGCGGATCAGGATTTTTTAGCCAGATAGGATCTTTCTTTTCGTCTTTATTTGGTGGAGGTATGGCGACTGGAGGTCAAATAGATCCATTTAAAGAATATGTCGTAGGTGAAGAAGGTCCTGAGCTTTTAAGAATGGGAGCTAAAGGAGGTCAAATATTACCTAATAAAGCTACTCAGTCTATTATAGGAAGTAATAATGATGCTAAAACACCATTATCAGTAGTTAATCATTTCTACTTATCAAGTCCTGTTGATAGACGTACACAAGAGCAGATA